TAAAGCCCAATGAGTATCGCCAGTTACATAACCATCAACCCTGTCCTTGCCACCCAGCGAACCGCAGTCAGCCCCAACCAACACAATGAACTTCGCCCCCATGTATGCAGCCAAGTGCATCGCCCCATGAATCCCTGAAGACCCGATAACCAACTGGTCATACTCAACAGGCCAATCCTTGTCATGCGGGTTGAACGACACACCTGGTCTGCCGGTGCGGGTATGGAACGTCACGATCTTTGGCATGAAGCCTTGAAACTCTGCATCGGTTCCATGTTCACGTAACGGGGTAAAGACTGCGATTGACTCATCAAGTCGAGCCTCATGAACTGCGTCGCCGTGATAATGACTGAAGCAGTAATAGTTTTTCATCCCAAAAACTGACCCAGAGAAATTGACCGTGATGCTGAGTTTGTCATCAAAGAAATCAGGTGACAGATAATCTAAGGTCGCACCTGACCCGATGACATAAATTGTTTCTCCTTCGTGAAGAAGGTTGTAGTCCTCTAGTCCCATCCCAATTCCCTTCGTCGTGTTAAATCCCAATGACCTGCATCAGGTAAACCTGACTGCCATCGCATCGCATGAAGCGCACCATTGGCAGCAAAACTTTTCGCATTCTTTTCCTGTAGTTCTGGTGCAGATAAAAGAGTAGAAGAGTTGTCATGAATGACCCCAGCGTCAGAAGTCCAGAACTCGACATTTAGGCGTTTAGCCCGTTCCTGAAAATCGTTGTCCTCAAAGTAGGCGGGAACATAACATTCCGAAAACAACCCAACTTTGGCAACAACCTCAGAACCAATCCATGCACAACACCAACCAGGTTGAGCTTCAGTCAATGTCACCGAATCAGGCTTGCAGTCGTTGTAAAAAACTTCTAACTGACCTGGCTCAAAGAACGCATCAGAGTTCAGAATGATCCAACCGTCAGCGTGAGGTGTTGCTTTGATACCGATGTTCCATGATGGAGCAACACCAAGATTGGTGGGCATAGACCAGACGTGATAGTTCTTGACCATTCGACGGTCAATGACCCAAGGCCAATCATGCAACGTGGACTGTCCACCATTGTCAATGATGATGAGAGTTTCAACCGGATAGTCAATCGACCGAAGGCACCTGTCAAGCAGGTCATACCTGTTTAGGACGGGGATGATGATGACTGGCACCATTCCGACAACTCCTTCATGATTGGCTTCCAATGGCTCTCAAATACGGCATCAGCGTCATATTGGCTTGCAAAGTCCACAGCCTCCTGGCACACGCCTCTAGGAGCCTCGTAGGCCTGTATCAGGGCATCCACGATGGACGGTACCTGAGGGGTGCAGAACCATGACCGTTGATGGCTATCCCAGAACGGCTGAATGTCCACAGCCCACCCAGCCCCAACCAACTCAGGCTGAGCCGTGTAATCAGAAACGATGACCCTCGTACCGCAAGCCTGCGCCTCGATAACAGGAATACCGAAACCTTCACCCATCGAGCAAGCCAACAACACATCTGAAGCGGTGTACAGCGCAGCCAACGCCTGCTGAGGGAAACCAGTCCGATAAGCGTAAGGGTCAACAATCTTGTACTGCTCAGGCTTCACACCACACGCATCAAGAAGGTGAGCCAAGTTGATTCCACCCATCGCACCATCACGTTCAGTATGCAAATACAGCAAAGCATCAGGACGGTCTTGAGCGAAGATAGCGAACGCCAGAATGTTCTCAGCAAAAGATTTGCGTGAAGGATTCTGACCTTTGTTCGCAGCATTCATCATCACAACAAACCTGTCCTCATCAACCTCCATCAGCTGACGACCTGTCATCTCACCACGACTATTAGCCAACTTCGGTGTCGGAGCAAAAACTTTTTCAAACGCATGAGGCGCATACATCGCATCAACACCAGCGTTCTGCAACATTTGCAAACCAAACTTAGACATCGCAATCGGTTTCACATTAGGACGCTTGCACCAAGCAATCACTTCAGGCGGGCAAGGCGCATGATCAATCGGAACCCAAGAAGCGATATTCGCTACCTGATCCAACGATGGTGACTTCAACACCCACACATCAAACAACGTCATCAACATCGCTGGAATGTCACGATTGCCATTAGCCCAATCCATCCAATGCGCAACAAGCACATCATCTGAATACGCTGACATCCCTCGTGGATAAAGTTTTATCCCATTCCAAATAGAAGCCATACCCTCAATGCCATACATCGCATGGATTGCTACTTCGTGTTTTTTGATGAGCCTTTGGACGACTTGCGCTGTTTGGGTGCCGTAACCGGTTGGTGCGAATGGTGCGTTGGAATACCAGAGGATTCGTAGCGTGTCGGGATCGGCAAATCTGCCCGCTCTGGCAAGTGCGCTATTCCCCTTCGGAGCAATATCTCCGCTTCTAGGTCTGGTAACTCGACCATTGTGTTCTTGACGATTACGAGCATTTCCCACCGTTCTCTCCTTCGCAGGTCGCAGGGTATAAAAAGAAATGAGGGTAGGTCGCCCTGCGTGTTCGACCTACCCTCAAACTTACACCGATATTGCTATCGGTTGCACTACCTTCAACTTATGGTTGTAGGAGGTGCTTAATGTGGCTAACTTGTGGAAGATTTGCGTCAACCCTGTATGTGCTGCGGAAAGTCACCAAGCCGGTGTTGAATGCGAAGTCATCGCTGCGCTCCAACTTGATTCCACCAACCGTACGTACGTAGTACGAAGGAAGGTGACCGACGATAACTGACTTGGTTCCAGTTGCTACGTCGACCATTGAAGGGTTTTCGTAGATTGGCTTGCCAAGAAGCATGTCTGGTGATTCCATTGAAAGAGCTGGCTGGAATACATAATTTCCAGCTGTGTCCTTCAACTTGCGAACTGCACCAATTGACTTGCCGTTCATCATCCAACCGACACCAGGAAGGTTACGTGCTGCGCCATCAAGGCTGTACAGCAAGTCAATCAAGTTGTCTGCGGTGAATGCGGTTGCGGTGCCTGCGGTACCACCAACAGCTGATGCTGTGACGATGCCCTTTGGCTGGTTGGTTCCTGAACCGACTGTCAAAGCCGAACCTACTGCATAACCAAGAGCGTTACCAGTCTGTTCTGCCAAGAAGCCGAGGATGTCAACACCAGAGTCTTCGATGAGTTCCGTTGTCAACTGTGTCAAGAATGAGTACTTGTAAGCACCCAAGGTCACGAACGAGTTGAACTGTGGATCGGACTCGCTGATTGCGGTTCCTTCACCTGGCAGAGTTGCTGTTGACCAGCTGAACTGCGAAGGGATTTGAAGGTTTTCGCCACCGGCGGTGTTCAAAATCGTTGCTACTTGCAAGATCGGTGCAACAAGGCGAGCCTGTGCAATTACTTGGTTGTAGAACGAGGTTGGTACAGGTGCGCCTGCTGAACCCTTGGTGATGTCACGACGTTCAAATGTGTGTGAACGCTTTTCGCCCATAACAAGTGAACGGAGGAACGAAGCATCATCTGCAACTGGTGCAGCTGATTCTTGTGGACGTGCCTGTGAGGCGATGTCACGGGTTGCTGCATCGAGGCGCAGTTCACGAGCTTCGTCTTCACGAAGTTTTGCGATGGTCTGTGCACGCTCGTCCAGTTCCTTTGAGATTCGCTCATAGGTTTGGTTTTCTTCAGCTGAGAGGTCACGCTTTTCTGCGGTGGCTTTGTCCAAGATTGACTTGGCTTCTTCCCATGCACGATTGCGAATCTCAACCTGACGGTCAATATATTCTTTCATGATGTGTTCCTTCTCCCGTTAGGGATGAATGTTGAGTGTTTTGGATACGCAGGAAATTAACTTAAACCTGGTACGGCTCCGTACACAGCAACATCGAAGGTGGCTCCACTCATTCGACGCAGTACTAAAAGAGTACTAGAAGTTCTTGATTAGTTCAAGATGCTTAGCCATCAGGCCAAGTGTCGCAGGTGGTGCAGTTGGTGTTGGTTCCAACTTTGCAACAGTTTCACGCAACAACGCACCCTGATCTGGTGACAAAGTTTTTCCAGATTCCAACACCAAAATTGCGTCAGCAAGTTTGTCAGCATCAACACCGGTACGGGTAGCCAACGCATCAAAACTGCGAACCTGTGCAGAAGTTGCCGAATACGCTGGGAAGCCTGTCACAACCGAAACCTCAAACAGTTTGATCTGACGCAACTCACGACTCATGCCATCTTCAGACCAACGATCACCACCAGAAGGAACCGTAAAACCGAACGACATCGAGGTTACGTCACCACGCTTCATCAAAATTGATAGGTCTTTACCAACAGAAGTTTCAGGCAAATCAGCCGAAGCCAACAAGCCCTTCGAGTCTTCCTGCAAACGCAAAGTCTTAGCACGAGTCGTAGCCAACAACATTGATGAGTCATGATTCATGTACATTCGGATATTGTTTCGTGCCTTCAATGAACGTGCAAATGCACCAGGTGCAATAGTTTCAATAAACGGCAACGGCTCAGAAGGTGAGTTGAACACAGCTGCATAACCAGTAAATGACATACCGTCACCGGACTCGTTAGCCCGCAACTCAAAATCGGATACGGTAACTCTGCGTGTCTCTACCTGTTCAGTCATATGAGAAACATTACCAAAGTCCTGCTCATCTTTGCGGTGGAACGCTGATGCTTTACGCAAGGTTGGCATATCGCCAGACTTGATCCGCTTAGGGTCAAGGGTTTTGATACCTAAATCAAAATATGCTCGACGTGCAGCAGGATCATTATCTATCGCCAAAACAACAGTCTGTTCAGACAGAATGTCAGCAGCCTTATTGCCCTTGTATTCAGGGGTTGGAATGCTTAAATCTTCGTTGAACTCAATGTCATCATATTTGACTCCGGCATCAGCCAACTCGGCAACGGTCTTATCTTCCTCATCTTCACCACGACCAGTCACAATGTAGATAAAGAACTTCTCATAAAGAGCGTTCACATAGTCAATGTTTTTTTGAATACCTTCACCACCAGCAAGAAGTGTCCCGTCAATGTCAACGATGACCACATCGGAAGCGTTCGCTGACCGTGATGACCCAGCCTGATCATCTTTGATGGCCTGTGCTTTACGAGCAAACCAAGTCATCGCAGGTTCAGGATCAAGCGGGTCAATGCCCCAAAGGTAGAACGCCACAGCACCGGCACCAGGAAAAGCATCATCGTCAGGCTCAGAGTTCTGTGAAGCATCCAAATCAACAAGATGTCTCGCACCCCAAGCATTAGCCCGAATTACTTTATCCTCGCTGATGTTCCCGTCAGCCATTAAACGTGCCTCACGAATAGTTCGCTCAATCAGTCCGTCACCACCTAAACCTTGAGCGTTATATTCCAAACCTTTAGCAGCAGCCGATTGGATGTAGCTAGGCAATTTCAAATCAACTGCACGTTCGCCACCTGGCTCCATATCCTCATCTAAAGAAATTGCAACCATCTGATCTACCGCATCCTGTTTTAACTGATGGCACCCCATCACTTCGCCATCTTCCTTTTCCACAGCCCAACCAGCACAGTCAGCATTCTTATCAGAAATAAAATATGGCATCAGAACGGCTGCACAATCAAAGAACAATCCAAAGCACTAGCAGCAACACCAAAGAGCTGTTCGCTACTGTTCAAAACAAAATATAAAGTTGCTTCAGGATCAAGATGCAAACCAGTTGAAGTCGTAACAGCAGAACCACCCAAATAAACAATCGAGTTCGCTTGGTGGTTGTTGTTGTGGATTGTCACCTTGACAGGATTGAGAGGTGCGTCAGCAAGCAACCTAGGCGTTGTGTTCACCGTATAAACATAAGAACTCAAAGTCATGTCACCTCATACCAAAAGCAGTAGTTCTGCTTCATCTTCCAGTATTGACCATGTTACAACGCCAACCGCAGAAGAAGTCATAAACGATGACGACGAACCTGCACCAAACACTCGACGAGGCAACCGAGGCAAATCAATTACAACCTGCACAACCTCCTCAACCTTGGGTTGCTGAACAACCTGTGAACGACGGTACCAAGGATTACCACCTGGATACTGAGCTGGCGGTGGACTTGGTGCCGGATCAACCGTTGCATTAGCCGAAGCAACCAACCCACCAAGCGAAGCAGAAGCCGTGACAACACCAGACACGTTCGCATTCGCATTCGCAGACAACCCACCCAACACAGCCTGAGCCGAAACGACATTCAACACCGAAGCAGTAGCCGAACCAACACCTGCACCTAAACCAGCATGAGCCGAAACCCTATGTATGACCGTTGCACCAGCAGACCCAACAACACCGCCCAAAACCGCCTGAGCAGAAACAACATTCGACACCGACGCTGAGGCTGCACCAACCAACCCACCCAACACCGCCCCAGCCGTAACTTGATGAGACACCAACGCTGACGCAGAACTAGCCAACCCACCTAAACCAGCCGAAGCCGTGACAGTTGTGGTGAAGGTGAAACCGTCTAACTTGGCTATCGAATCAAGTGTTGAAGTATTTAGAACAAATGCTGGACTGAAACCATCTAACCCGAAGTCAGCATTGTTGAGTTGTGACTGGTCAAGAATGAACCGTGAAACGGCCATCAGAAAACCTAACTAGCGACAGTCAAAGAAACAGTCAAAGCACCAGACGAAATTGTATATGTGTCGCCAGCCGTGTATGCGTTGCCTGTGATGGTTCCAGAGAACAAGAAGTTACCTGTGGTCAAGTTATCCCAAGCGGTGAAATGTGTTGCATCCTGTGAACCAGCGATGTTCGTCCACGTTACATCAGCATCAGAAGCCAAAGCACCACCAGAAGCAGCACCAAACCCAACAGCCTTACGAGTTGTTTCAGTTGCAGCATTACTTGTGCCAGAAGCACCAGGGTCGCCAACATGGAGCTTCACATACGCTGTTGTCACCGAGAACGCTGTTGCATTACCCAAAGCATCCAACCAAGCATTCGCAAGATAAGAAGAAATACCTGTTGCCATTAGTCCTCAGTCCTCTCAATGATATTCAAAATCCGACCATGCTCATCCCGTTCAACAGTACGAATCGTCGGTTTAGATTCTGGAACATTCACACGCACAACGGTCTCAGGAATGTTGATGATCGGCGCAGGAATGTTGATCGCTGGAGGCGTATAGTTCATCACCATCTCAGGCATATTTATATCCATGTTCTGTGACTTCACCTCATAAGCAGACTTTGGGTCTTCAGGGTCAATGTTGGAAATACCTTGCAACATGACTGATGGAACTCCTGTGTGTGTCATCGGAGGCAGACCAAGTTTTGCTAACACATCAGCAGGATCAAATCCTGTGGTGATTAGTCGTTGAGCCATAAGAACCTTGCGGTCTATCTCAGCCAAGTTCGCAGCTGACAAATCCACGTTGGCGAGTGGCACTCGATACGAGTCTCCCCCCTCAACAGGTGACATATCTTCAAGACGATGAATGTCATTGATTGACAAGAAACCTGATTGGATGCCGGTGGAGAATGATGCGTATCGTGACGCTTGGTCACCACGAAGCAGACCGTCCACATTGAACTTCATGAACGCACGACCAGCAAGCAGACGGGAATAGCCTTCCTCAATTTCTCTATGTACGG